CAAGGCTATTAAACCTTCAAGAATTTCGGTATAAACGAACATGAGAAAAGTATTAATTTGCACACCGATGTATGATAGCAGCTGTAAAGCTCAATACGCATTATCCATGATAGAACTCATGACTAGGTTGAATAATGAACCAGATTTAGAGGTAAAGACTCTCTTTGCTTTAAACGAATCACTTATAACCAAAACAAGAAATCTATTGACTCACTCCTTCTTGAACTCTGACTGTACACATCTTCTGTTTATTGATTCGGACATAGGTTTCGATGCAGATCAATTGATTCGATTCATGAAAACTAACAAGCCTGTATTGTGTGGAGTCTATCCTAAAAAGAATCTAGATTGGAACAAAGTAACTAACGCAGTCAGGTCTGGCATTCCACCAAACAACTTACTGAGACACTCGCTCGAGTACCTGTTTCTACAGTCTCCTAACGCGTTCGTTGATGATGACGGCTTAGTTGAAATTGATGCCTCTGGAACCGGAATGATGATGATATCGAGAGAAGTATTTGAAAAGCTTTCTGATAGTGTTGACTCATTTAGACTAGAAAGTAAGCTGGACAATGTAAGTCATGACGGTGAATACATAAAGGAATTCTTTAAGAGCACTATTGATAAAGAAACTGCGGTGTATCTCCATGAGGACTTTACATTCTGTAAGATGTGTAAAAGTATTGGTGAAAAGATCTATGCTGCAACGTGGATGAGTCTAAGTCACAGCGGATCCTTTGTATATTAATGATCTACACCACAAGTTTTATAAGAATAAATAACTCTATAAATAGGAGTTATTGCGATGGCCGTACCTACAACCAGACAACAGTTTAAAGAATATTGCTTACGTAAACTCGGTAAGCCAGTCATTGAAATCAACGTCGATGATGATCAGCTTGATGATCGTTTAGACGAATCATTGCGTTACTACTGGGATTACCACTTTGATGGTTCAGACAGGATCTATTATAAGCATCAGGTGACTGAGCAAAATAAGATTGACAAATTTATTATCATGCCCGAGAATATCATCGGAGCTGTCCGAGTCTTTCCTATAGCAGACCCTATTGTTAGATCCGATGACCTATTCAACATTCGCTATCAGATCGCTCTAAACGACTTATATACGCTTACATCAGTATCTATGGTACCTTACTATATGGTAATGGAACACCTTGCACTTATTTCAGAATTACTTGTCGGTCAACAACCAATTCGCTATTCAAGACATAAGGATAAACTGTATGTCGATATGGATTGGGATAAGATTAAGGTAGGCGAATACCTATTGGTTGAAGCATATGAAGTAATTGATCCAGACGAGTACACAGACGTTTGGGGTGATCGTTGGCTTCAGAATTATGTTACGGCCAAAATTAAATATCAGTGGGGTTCTAACTTAACTAAATTCGTCGGCATGTCACTTCCGGGCGGTGTGCAATTCAATGGTGAGCGAATTCTTGATGATGCGGCACGAGAAATCGAAATGCTTGAAAATGAAATGCTCACCGCTTACAGTTTACCACCTTCAGACATGGTGGGGTGACCGGTGACAAATCTTTATTTTGACACTCAGAATAATTATCCTGAACAAGATCTCATTGAGTCGCTTGTCGCAGAATCAATCTCAATCTATGGTTGGGATGTTCAATACTGCCCAAGATTCCTTGAAAAAAAGGATGAGATTTATTCTGAAGATACATTATCTACATACAATGTAGCCTATGATCTTGATATGTACATTCGCAGTTATGATGCATACGAAGGTGACGGCACATTCTTATCGAAATTTAACCTTGAGATTCGTGACCAAATCACCTTCGTCGTGTCTCGCCGAATGTTTAAATCTGAAATTTCAACTCAGATAGCTCAATTGATTCGCCCTCGTGAAGGCGACCTAATTTATGTCCCACAGATGAAGCGTCTTTTTGTTATTAAATATGTAAACAATGAATCAATTTTCTATCAGATGGGTTCGCTCCAAGTTTGGGATCTTGTCTGTGAAGTCTTTGAATACTCGAATGAGCGCTTCAATACAGGTAACCCAGAGATTGATGCGATTGAGCCACGCTATTCGGTTTCCAATGTTTTCTCAAATACTGCATATGAAGAAGCGATGAACAACGTCTTTGAGACCAACCAAGAATTCCAACAAGAAGGTCAAGGCATTATTGATTTCAGTCAAATAGATCCTTTCTCGGGAGGAACTCTCTAAATGTTTGCACAAACCTTTGGCCATAATCTTCTTCGTAAGTATGTCATATACTTCGGTACGATTTTTAACAATGTCTGGTTAAATCGCTACGATCTAAATGATGCACTCGTACAACGTAGTAAGGTTCCAATCAATTACGGACCTCGTGATAAGTTCCTTGCTCGTACTGAAGGCAACCCAGATCTTCAAAGACCTATCGCTATTCAATTACCTCGGATGACATTTGAATTAATCGGCTTTGAATACGATCCTACACGTAGGCAGAACTCATTAAATAAAATTACGGTTCCAGCTGAGAATGGTTTGAAATATCAATATTCGCCTGTGCCGTATAATCTGACCTTCCAATTGTCGATCATGGCAAAGAACATTCTTGACGGTACATACATTGTAGAACAGATTATTCCTTACTTTGGTCCAATGTGGCAGGCAACGTTGAATATTAATCCGGATCTAGGATTAAAGTATGACGTTCCCGTAATTCTGAATAATGTAGAACAAGAAGATACCTATACTGGTTATTTTACTGAACGTAGAGCTATTATTTGGACACTTACATTTACAATGAAGGCTTGGTTCTTCGGCCCTACAGTTCAAACTGGTGGCATCATCAAAAATATGGATGTTAATCTGATCGCACCACAAGGGGTCTCAGCTCAGGATGCCACAGCCAATACTTTTGGTTCGAAACTCAATATCAATATCACACCAGGTGTAGACTTAAGTAATAATGCTGTAAATTCATCATACTATACATATACCTACCAATTAAATAATAAGGTTGGTGATTTCTTCGTTACAGAACGAGTCGAGAACTCACAAGACTTTAATAACTTTGCTTATGTGAAGTTTGCAAATACTTCTCATATAGTAACACTTCAACCTCAAACCGCCACAATTGAAGCCGGCGATAGGATTCGTGGTTTAATTAGTAATGCTACTGCAAACGTAGTTTCAATTACCATTGATCCACTAGTGAAACCTTGGGCGAATACACAGCCTGGCGATGATTATGGCTTTATTTATGACCTAACGGAATACTTATGACAAAGAAAATTGATCAAGCTCTCGGGCTGTCTCCACTTCCAATGACATTGTCGGTTGATACTGGTAGAGAAGGTGGACGCAATCTAGTTAACCAACAGCAGATTGATACCGATCTAGATACTGCCCGTGACAATATTCATAATGCTCTAGATATATCGAAGACCGCTTTGGAGGATCTTCTCATGATCGCTCGGCAGTCACAACACCCTAAAGCTTATGAAGTCTTAAATTCTATGGTTAAAACATATGCTGATATTTCAATGGGACTTCCGGACTATCAATTGAAGAAACAAAAGCTTCAGCCTAATTCAAAAGATGATGATGGTCCTACAAATATTACAAATAACCTATTCGTTGGATCGACTGCTGAATTATTGCAGATGATGAATAAGGCAAATAATAAAGAAGAAGAATAATGTTAGATTTTGACCGTGGTTACAACGGTAATCCGCTATTAAAGAAAGCCAGAAAACAAATCAATTGGACTCCTGAACAACTTCAGGAGTGGATGAAGTGTGCGCAGGATCCTATTTACTTTGCCGAGAAGTATTATAAGATTGTCAGCCTTGATGAAGGCTTTATTACAATTAAACTTTTTGAGTTCCAAAAGGATATCATCCGAGCAATCAAAGATCATCGCCGAGTTGCCGTAAATACTAGCCGTCAGGCCGGTAAGACTACTATTGCCGCAGTGATTATTCTACATTATGTTTTGTTTAATGAACATAAACGAGTAGCTCTACTTGCGAACAAAGGTGATTCTGCTAGAGAAATTCTTGAACGCATTAAACAGGCATATGAAGCGCTTCCTGATTGGCTGCAGCAAGGTGTGGTGACCTGGAACAAGGGTAGCATCTCATTAGAAAATGGTTGTTCAGTTATTGCTACGGCCACATCATCTTCAGCAATTCGTGGTAAATCCGTCGCCCTACTCTATATCGATGAAGCGGCATTCGTTGAAGGTTGGGATGAATTCTTCGCATCGGTATACCCAACCATTTCATCTGGTAAGACTACCAAACTACTCTTTACATCTACACCAAACGGCTTGAATCATTACTTCAAGATTTGTACAGGTGCTCAAGCAGATCCAACCTCAGCAGAATACAACGGCTATAGATATGTCGAGGTTCCTTGGTGGGATGTTCCTGGCCGCGATG